ACCTTAACTGGTAAGCCTATTTTTTTATATTCAAAACGAGGAGGTACGATATGGCAACGAAGAACACGAAGAAAATGCGCAGCGACAAAATTCAAATCGGCGTATGGATAAACAAAGACACCTACGCAACCGCAACGGCAATCGCAAAAGCACAAGAATTGACGTTCAGCGACATTTTAAGAATCGCGCTTAAAGAGTATATCGCAAATCACGCAAATCACAACGATTAAAAACGGAGGCAATAAAAATGAACACTCAGACGGTAAAGCAATTCGGAATTTTCAAAGAAGATTTAAGGCGGGCAATGCCAAAACAGACACTCGGACTGCCGCTCACGGGGCGTGAGAACTCTCTTATTACGTTGTTCGGACAGAGCGCAACATACGAAAAAGAGGATAAGCCTGCATTTGTAGACAAGTATTTGAAACCGCTTGTAGTGGCGTTGGGTATTGGTGTTGTAAACGTTGTCTATCGCAAAACCAGCGAGCACGACGAAATTGTAACGCTTATTTACGAGAACGGCTATACGACAGACATAAACGTTACAGCAGATTCTCTTTCGGCAATCGTTCGCGACGTAATGGTGGGGCTTTAAGACGGCTATGGATAAAAGATACAAAATCACGGTGTTTCTGAGTGGTCGGACAAACAATTTTTCAAATCAAAACGCGGACGGTTCGTATACTTTTGCACCGCTTGGAAACGCAAGAACAACTGAAAAATCGGCAATCGCCGCAGTAAAGCGTATATGCGCGTTAGGCGGCTGCAAGGTCGAATCAATCAAAGCGGTAGAGAAAAACGAGGTAAGTCAATGAAAGGCGCGAGAATTACAAAACTTATAACCTATAAAACGAATTATACGCAGCCTGTGTTTTATTTGGAGGCTATTTATCCGAACGGTTCGGAAACAGAGGCGTATTGCGGAATTACTGAGGCGCAGACGAAAAGTTGTGAAACTGAAAATGTATATACGGGCGACGAGGCGATACGGAAATTCTGGGATATTAAGTTTGAAATGCTGACAGATACCGAGCGAAGTCTTATTTTGTCGGTGTTTCCAGACATTGAAAGCAAAGACAAAACGACGCTTAAAACCCCGCAGGAATTGCACGGGATAGCATTTCGTAAAGCATTGCGTCATTTCGCGATCACTTGCCCGCGTTGCGGCGGTAGCGGAAGTTATGCTCAATCTGTTGCTTACACGGAGGTTGATAGTGGCGTTTGCCATAAGTGCTTTGGGCGAGGCAAAGTGTTACCGCGCTTAACAGCAAAAAAACTCGAAGAAATCAAAAGTTATTTCAAGTCGGAGGGGAAACAATGACACTCAACATAGTTTTAATTTCAGTAATCGTCGTTTTAACGGCGGGAATGATTGCAGCATTTGCTGTTGACTACAAAAGAGCCAAAGCGGGCAAAAAGCCCGTTTTGTGGGAAAAGAAAAACAGGAGGTAAAGCGGATATGAAAAGACTTAACGAGTTGAAAACGGTTGTTTATGCAGAACTTGTCGAGAACGAAAGTGCGCGCAGAAACGATACCGCGTTGGTTATGGGCGTTTTGAAACGTATCGGTGTTGACACGTCCAGACCGTTCGCGGAATTGTCGGAACGCGGCGAACTCAGACAACTTGAAAGCATTACGCGTTGCCGTCGCAAAATTCAGGAAGAACACCCCGAATTGAAAGACGCAATCGTGGCAGAAAAGCGTATCGAACGTGAAGAAGTTTTCAAAGAATTTGCAAGGCAATCGGTATGAGCGTAGAAAAAGTCAAGTTAAAGCACAATAGCCCCGAATGGCTGGCGTTCAGGCGTAAGGGCATAGGGGCAAGCGACGCGGCGGCGGTACTCGGTTTGTCAAAGTGGACTACGAATGTAGAACTCTGGGAGGAAAAAGTCGGACTAAGGCAGCCGAAAAACCTTTCGGACAATGAACACGTCAGGTATGGCACGGCAGCCGAAACGCCGCTCGTCAAATTATTCGCTTTGCAGTATGCGGACAAATACAAAGTCAAAGTGGATAAACAAACGGTTTACCTGAAAGACGGTTTTCAATTTGCAAGTCTGGACGGCGAACTTACAGATATTTCGAGCGGCGAACTCGGAATATACGAGGGAAAGACGGTTGACGCAAGCGCGTCGGCAGTCTGGGAAAACTGGAAAGGCAAAGTGCCGCAGCAATATTACGTTCAAGTTTTGCACCAAATGCTGGTAACGGGCAGGACATTCGACGTATTAAACCCAGAATTTCGTTGGAAAGACGAAAACGGCGAAATAGCGACGCAATGCAAACGTGTAATAATTCGCATTTCCGATCCGTCGGTGTTGGACGATATGAAATATCTCGACGAAAAAGAACGAGAGTTCTGGGAATGCGTAAAAAACAAACGGCGACCGCCGTTATTACTACCACAAATCTAAAAAATTTTAATTAAATCGGAGGACTTATAAAATGGCAACTATGGAACTGGTGCTCAGCACCCCTATCGAACAACTCGCGCCGAAACTTATAGCGTGGAACAATACGGAACTTTTGGCGCAGGTAAACAAAAGCCTTGAAAATTACAAAGGCAAAGTTTACGACGAAAACTCTATCGCGGAGGCGAAAACGGATAGAGCCGCCTTAAACAACTTCGTGAAATCGCTCGACAGCGAACGTATCAGAATCGGCAAGGTTTACGCTGCGCCGTATGAGAAATTCAAAAAGGAAGTGGACGAGGTTAGTTCAGCGGTAAAAAGTGTTGCGTTGACAATCGACGAACAGGTTAAATCTTACGAAACAAAAAAGCAGGAAGAAAAACTTGCGGAAATCAAGGCATATTTCGAGGATAATATTCCCGTTGGACTTAAACCGTTTGTCGGGTATGAAAAAATACACAATGCAAAATGGCTTAACGTTACCGTAAAAATGCCTGCCGTACAGAAAGAAATTGACGCTATACTGGATAAAATTTCTCAGGAACTGGCGACAATCGAAACCCTTAAAAGTGCGGACGAAATCGAACTTAAAACGATTTATTACAATACCCTTTCACTTACAGAGGCTATCAGAACAAATGAACGCAGAAAGGCAGAGCGGCAACGGGTTATAGAGGCTCAGAGAGCCGCAGCAGAGCGTAAAGCAGCAGAAGAACAGCGCGTCGCTCAGGAACAGGCGCAACAGCCCGCGCAGCCGCCCGTAAAGGAACCAGAACAGCCGAAAGACGAGGACGTACCGAAATTCTCTATCGCGTTCAGGATAACGGGAACGGCAGAGCAGATAAACGCGCTCGACGCATTTCTCAAAGCAAACAACTTAAAATACGAAATTATAAAATAATCGGAGGACACCAAAATGGCAGTATCAAACAGTTTACAGACAAGAGTAAGCAGCGGGAAACTCACGGTAAGTCAGTTTCTTACAGGCGAAAAAGTTAAGGCGAGCCTGAATAAAATGCTCGGCACAGAGAAAGAGGCTCAAAAGTTTGTATCGAGTATTCTTTCGGCAACAAGCACTAATCTTGCCTTGCAAGAGTGCGACAACAGCACGATTTTATCGGCAGCGTTGCTTGCAAACGCTCTGAATTTATCGCTTTCCCCGCAGTTGGGGCTTGCGTATCTCGTCCCGTTCGACGACAAGAAAAATAACCGAACCGTCGCAACGTTCGTACTTGGCTACAAGGGATATATTCAACTTGCTATCCGTTCTGGCAATTACAAAAAAATCAACGTAATCGCGATAAAAGAGGGCGAGTTCGTAAAATACGATCCGCTCACGGAAGAATTATTCGTCCATATTATTGCGGACGACGAGGAGCGCGAGGCAAAGCCTACAATCGGCTATTATGCAATGTTTGAACTTTGCAACGGTTTCATAAAAACGTTGTACTGGTCGAAAAAGAAAATGCTCGTTCACGCCGATAAGTACTCAAAGGCTTTCAGCCTTAACGGAACGGGCGGCAAATATCCAAAAGTGTCTTATGCCGACTATGAGGCAGGAAAGGTGCCAGAAACGGAAATGTGGAAATATTCGTCGTTCTGGTACAAAGATTTTGACGCTATGGCATACAAAACAATGCTCCGTCAACTTATTTCAAAGTGGGGAATTATGAGCATTGATATGCAGACGGCATACGAAAACGACAGCAAGGCTATGGAAGATAGCGACGATTATG